CGCCGCTTAAAGTCACTTTGCCGAAGTCATAGTCCACAACATACATATCGAATGGCACTTTCACACCATTAGCATCTTCAAGTTCACACCAAGAAATTCGCTGATCATTCAGATCATAAGTTTGCCCAGCTACATGGCTTGGTAGTGCTTGCAACTTAGATGATGCAATCACACCAATGTCACCGACTCGGAAAATAGGCACTCGTCCATCGGGCGGCAAACGAGTTGCAGACAAGCCTAAAATGTCTGAATCAAGTGGAATATAAGTATAAGCCACGGCGTTATAACGAACACTGGTTGCATCAATCCAGTACGGTACATTGATGTAGGTTTTACTCGCTTCAACGTATTCAAGTTCTGGCAAGTACCAGTCCTCAGCCTCAATAGATGGTCGATTTCCACTTGTGATTTCAGTCTTGGTATAGAAATAAATATCAACAAAGCCCGTATCGTAGTTAATCAAACCATGTGCTTGTGCTGTTTCAATGACTCCCGCATTGTCGGCTGTCAATGTGAGTTGACCGCCTGCAAGCGCTGCTGCAACCACAGTCAAAGAACCAGGTCGAATCGGAATTGTTGGTGTGCGAAAACTGACATGCTGAATCGGTGGCATGTCCGTTGTTGTGGTTAAAGACTGCAACGTCAAACTGTTATCAACACTCGGTGTCCAGCTATCAACATCAATAATTCCTGTGCCATATTGAATGGTACCACTTTGGGTTCCACTACCTGTTGCTGCATCTACGTTTCGATAGATCAAACCATTTCGGTCAATAAACGTATCAGATCCAGCTTTAAAACGAACCGAACCCGATAAGATTTGCTCATTAAAACCCTGTGTTAGATCAAAGCTAAGCTTTGAAACAGTGACTTGTTTTGTTCCAGCATTTGTACCTGATGTATCGCGATACTTCACCTGTACATCAACATTAGAAAATGCTTTTAACTGTGCCGCTACCAATTGAACCGCGCTACTCTGCGGCAACATTAATGCTTCTGACATATTAAGCGCTCACATAATAAGTTTGCGGTGAATAAATGGTTTGCCAACTGGTGACATTTATAATTGGTGTGACTTCAACAGCACCCGTAGCATAAGTAATCGTGCCTTGAATATTACCCAATCGATCAACCAGATTTCCTGTGGTTGAATTAAGCGGCACATCAAACAAGGTAACCGTTTGAAAGACCGTTGAACCTACACTGCTCGATACTGGGATTTGCAGCTCTACACTATTCGGTTGAATCGCTGACCCTGTACCAATATTGAATGTTAGCTTTTGGCTTAAATTTGGAGTGACAGCAGAAACCGTCTGTGTTTTTGGATCACCATAATTAAATGCAAAATTAAATGCGGTGTTCTTCTGCGGCAACTTATTTGGAATCAATTTACCCACACCAGTTGCATAATTAATACTACCTGTGGCATCGCCTGTGAATTGACCTTGTGCGTTACTAGAAGCAGTTTTAGAAACTCCATCTAAGGTCCATGTAACTGAAACAGAACTAGCCGCAATCGCAACTTGCCCTAAATCAAATTCAATCGCCGCAGGCAAGACACTCAGGTTTGCACGGGCAAAGGTTGCTATCGGTGTGCCCCATAGCAATAAAATTGGTGTTCCGACATCGGGTAAAGCCCCTGTAGTCAGTAACCATGATCCTGTTTGATAGTTAATGCTCCCCGTGCCGATCGAATCATTTGCACCAACTAAGCGCCCAGTGCCATTGTCTTTGAGCGTATAGAACTTGCCTTGTGCCATGAACGAAATGCTAAGCGCACCTGGTGCGGGAATGGGTAACAACACACCAGTCCAGTTGGTTCCTTGATTATTGGCCGTTACAGGTAAAGCATACGATTCAAACGGCTGAGTCGGCATCGCTGCAGGCTTAAAGTTGATATTGATTGATACCGTTCCTGTACCAATCGCATTGCTCCAAACGATATGACCCGTTTGATAGTCGATTGTTCCGATTTGAGTACCTGATAGGGTGCGCAACGTACCGCCATTATCTGAAATAGCTTGCCCAAACAAAGTAAATGCAATCGAACCAGGTAAAACACTTGAGCCAATGTATAAACTCTGGCTTGTGTTTACTGTTGTTGTAAACGGCGCTGTGATAGTTCCGCTATTGCCTGCAACCAATGCCACATTTTCACTTAATGCATTTAAGTCAATTAACGGCGTTTCCGTTTGAGAAGATGGAATCAACTGAGAAAAGATCGAAGCCGCTTGGATCGTAAAACTATTTACAGAAACATCATCGGCAATTTTAACACTTGCATAATACTTGCCTGTATCAGCAACAATCGTATCTCGAATGATCGTTGGCGATTTAGAGCCTTTGTACCACTGTGATGCTGATAACCCGATAAAATCACGTTCAAGCGGATCATTAATCGAATATGTACCCAACTTATATTCAACTTGACTACCATCTACCATCATCGTTGCAAGACGTGTTTCAACTTTTGTAAGTCGCACATATTGCTCAAATTCAGTTGATAAACCCTCGTTTGAAACAAGTACGATGGTATCACCAACACTACTTTCGGTATCAGTTTTAAACATCGCAACTTGTATGACTTTCATACCTTGCCAAAGCGTATCCAATGGTGTCCCTGCAATCTGCCCGCCTTTGGCCAAATAGTTTTCAACCCGATTGGACGCACTTGAACGCACATCTGTATGGCTTTCGGTACTGAACAGTAATGCTGATACATTCGGATCATCTGGATTTTTTGAGATAAATACCGTTGAACCCATCAAGCTTTCAGTATCGTTATTATTCACGGCAGCAAAGATTTTACGCAATGAGACACGACCCATTGTTCTGTCTAGCTCTGATACATCAGGGAAAAGATTGTTACTCTCCCCATCTATGACAACTTGACCAGAATACTTGCCGCCGCCGTCTGAGGTATCTGTCAAACGCTCAGACTTGTATAAAACAAGATTATTGGTCTCAATCGGCATTTGGCACCTCAATAAATTTTAAAGTCGCTTTATAAAAATCATTTTCTGAAACAGTTGGAAAACCTTTAACTGGTTCAGCATCTATCGCGCCCTCAGCATGATTGAAGATCACATTGAATTGGCGTGTGTCATGTGGATATTCAAAAACCAGTGTGAATTGTTCAGCTTGCAATGCCGACCAATCTTTTAGAATTGATAGACTGGACCGTTTAATCCAACCTTGGCTGTCAGAAGGTGATAGCGTAATTGGTCGCCCTGACTTCTTTTTACCCTCTTGAACAATCAATGTGCCATCAACTGCACGTTCCTGATTTTGCTCAATCGGCTTCCAAGAGAATTCATCAGACCATAAAAAACCGTCCTCTAATTGGACGGTTTCATTTGTTGCTTTGCGTTGTAGTCTCATTACATTGCCTTTTTAGCTTGCTCAAGCTCTCTAAATAGTGCTTCGGTTGCATTGACCTGATCTTGAGTCCCATAAAGTTCGGTGCTTGAATTACCAATTGCAATTTCAAGACGTACATTTTTAGGGTCGGATGAACTCGTGATGTTAGGTGTTGGTGTGGAAATATTGGGTGCTGAGATTGCTGGTGCTTTAGAATTTCCGCCTATTGAAATAGATCCACCGCCAGCATTACTAGAATTTTTATTTTCCCAGTATGCTAATGTTTTCTCCATTTCTTGCTTGGTCGTATTCAATCCCAGTGTGGTTCCACCTTTCAGCGAATTAGTGGTTTCAACAGCCAAACTATATTTCGCTTTATCAGCTTTAGATCGCGCTTGGCTTGCGTTCATACCAGCAGCAACAAGTCGCTTGTAGTAATCATCAGCCATTTGATCGATACCACCCTGAAGCTCTGATAACCCTTTAGAATTCGATGCTGTTTGCGCTTTGCGTTCTGCACTAATCTTCGCCATAGCATCTTCCCACTCTTCCAGACTGGTTTTTGCTTCTTCTCTTGCAACTCGACCTAATTCACGGAAACCCTGAGCAGCCGAACCACTTGCAGTACGTCCAACTTTTTCAACAGAGTCAGATAAATCATTCATGGATTTGACAGATGCCTTGCCAGTTTCATCAACCTGAACTTTCAAGCCTAGTGAGGCAGCTTTTGAATTTGCAGCAGAAATACGCGCAGCATCACCGCTTGCATAAGCGGCATCTATAGTTTTTTGATAAGCCTTTTGTAAATCAGCTTGTGTTGCCTGACCACTATTGCGAACCATTTCAAAATCCATCAATGCTTGCTTAGCCTGTAAAGCAAGTTGCTCCTTTGTCTGAATCCCGAGTCGCTTAAACGCTTCTGTTACTTCGTCCGTTGTCTCTTTAACTTTTCCAGTTTGAATATCCAGAGCCAACATGCCATTTTCAACTTGTCTCGTTGAAAATACGCCCTGAGACTCAAACTCTTTAAGTTTGGCTTTCGCAGCATCAATCTCAGCCTGTGATTTAGCCGTTTCTAACAACTTCACCCAAGCTTCATAGGTAACATCAGCAGCTTGCTTTCCTTTGACTCCCATCAACTCAAGATTATTGGTGAAGTCATTAAGTGATGTGGCTTTAGCTTTAAACCCCTCAGATACTTTGTTAAGTGCGACATCAAGGTCAAGCCCAAGGTCAGCAGCACCCTTGCGAGCCTGTGCCAATCTTGTATCTAAGCTTACAACTGCACTACCTGCCTCTTGCTCAATCGCTTTAACAATCGCCTTACCAGTCTTATCAAATTCAACCGCTAGACCTTGAGCTGCCACACTAGCTTCAATAGTTTTCTTAGTATTATCACTTAAAGCCACACCGCCTTTGGTTGCTGCTTCAATCTGTGCTGTTGCCCAATCTTGTGCCGCCTTTATTTTTTCATCACTGATTTTCTTACTTTCAGCCTGATAATCTTTTTCTTTCTTATCAAGTTCAGCAAGACCCGCAATGGCTGCATCAATTGCTGATTGATCACCTGATTTTCGAGCATCAACCAATTGCTGTTGTAGCTTGATACGCTCATCACTAATCGCTTTATAGTCAGAAACATGTTGAGCTTCTTGCGCTTTTAGATCAGTGAGTGTCTTTTGGTTGTTGGCAATACGTTCGGCGTTTTTCTCATCTTGGGTTAAACCAATCTGACGAATTGCTTCAACGCCAGCAGATTTAAATTCCATCGCTGCATTCGATGATTTTTCATAATATTCCTGCGCTTTCGCAGACATTACTTCAAAATCTTTTACAGCTTGTGCCGACGTGTCGCCAAAAGTTATTTTTGACTTCCAATAGCTAAAAGCACCCGCAGCATCATAAGCAGCACCAATGATTAAATTGATACCAATGTTTAAAGCTTTGAATCCATCACTAATAAATCCAAATACTACATTTACAGCTTGAAGTGCTTTAGTAAAACCATTGGTTTTGTCAGTAGCAGCATCAATTCCACTAGAGAAATTAAATATTTGTCCAAGAGCCGTATTAAGCACATCAACTGTAGTTTCAAATACTGTGCCGACTGTAGCACCAAGTGATTTAATCGCATCGTAAGCAGACAGTAATGCTGTTTTAAGTGCTTCAATTGTCTGAGTGTCAATCTTTTTGAGTTGGTCGCCAAACCAAACAAAACCATTGCCAATATCATTTAAGAGGACTTCTACAATATCCAAATTGTCGGCAATAGTTGATAGCGCTTGAGCGACCGTTGCACTTGCACCATTCGCCTGATCCATCTCACCAATTAAGATTTGCCAAGATGTAGCGATTTTTTGAAGTGCATTGCTGATGGTTAAAGGCATTTCAGCATATTGAGCATCCACACCTTGTTTCTGTTTTTCTAATGCTGCAAGTACACGTTCTGCTGATAGCTCGCCTGCCTCAGCCATAGCACGGAGTTCGCCAGTGGTTTTACCTAAGCCTTTTGCTAGAGCTTCTGCTAAACCGTAACCACCATCCATGATGCTGTTAAATTCTTCACCACGAAGTACCCCGCCTTGCATAGCTTGAATGAATTGCTGAACTGCTGCTTCGGCTTCTTGTGTGCTACTACCACCCAACTGAATTGCTTTTGTGACTGTACTCGTCATGTCTAATGCAAACTGTTGTGATTTACCCATGTCTTTTGCGACAGTGTTTAAGCGAGTAAATAGTGCTGCTGTCGCATCAAGGCTTGAGTTTGTTGAGAGTGCGGTTTGATGCACACCTGCAATCGCCTGTTCAAAATTGCCAGTATCTTTTGTTGATTGCTGAATCTTAGCTGAGAGCATTGCATAGCTGTCTGCTGCTTCTGCTAGCTCTTTAACACCCAACCCAACACCAAGCGCCGCCATTGCGCCAACAAGTGCATTTACAGCAAACTTTGCGCCGTTAATTCCTTGGTCAAAGCCTGTCGTATTTGCGCGCAGATTCAGCAAAAAATCTAAACTGTTTGAAGCCATTTTGTTTTCCTTCAGGCATAAAAAACCTGCCATTGCTGACAGGTTCGTTTAAAACGTAATACGATTTGTTGGGTGAATTAGGTATTAAAAAACCCGCACTTGGCGGGTTTATTTAGATTAGCTAGAAATCTTGAATTGTTGTTAATATGTCATTTTTAAAATATAGGTATTTACTGCTACTTCCTCTGCGATATACCCATTGTTCACTTGTTCCATGGCCGCTTGTTGTCACATTTTCTTTATCAGGATAACCCCAACTTGATTTATATGCTTCTGTTTTTGTCATTCCTATTTTTGGATCTTTTCTAGCAGCTCGCTCCGCCTCGCGCTGCTCTCTT